AACCTTGTTGTTTGACATAAACCTACTCATTGTAAGGTCTAATGTACCAAAGTCATTCATCATAACACTTACCGCACCAATAAATGATGGAGCAGTATTTGCTGATGTATTAACTTGGTTTGTTACAAGATTTGTACCTGCCTGTGACAAGTCTGAGATGTTGGCTTTGTTTGTTGAAGAACAAAGTAACATTCTTGGGTTACCCCCATCATCCCATGCCTGTTGCATAGCATTGTCAATCTTCGCTAATGTAAGTGCTTCTTCAGTTCCAGTTAAATCACAACTGTTTGCTCCATCTCCAGTTCCAAAAGAAATGTCTGATGGTGAAGCATCACCATTTGTAATAAATGTTACAAATGTAGCTGATTTTCTAGGATCTGATCCAGACTTTGCTACGTTAAGATCAGTAACAATCTTCTCAACATCTCTTCTTAACTCAAGACCTTTTAGGACTTTCTGATAAGCGGTTTCTCTGTCTCTACCTGCCTTATCAACAGCCTCTAATGTTCCAGAGATTTGGAAATCTTTGACTGAGATTTGAGTATTGTTAGTTAATCTTGTAGTCGCTGTTGGTGTTGCAAAACTTGCATCTGCACCCTCATTGACTGAGTTTTGATCTGCTGTAGCCAACTCCTGAACTTGCCATTCAGTTAGTGTTGATTTTACAGTAGTCTTCTTTGCTGTAGAGAAAAAAGGTGTCTCTGTAGTGTCAAGCCGATAAATAATATCGGAGAGATCTTCTCTTTCACCTACCGCATTAGCTGTGGTAAATTGTGCCATTTTAACTTCTCCTTATTTGGCTATTTTTTATTAAGTAGCAACTCAACAGCATTATCGATACTGCTGTTTGCTATGAACCTGTCTCTAACCTTTTTATTTTGATTAGCTACAATTTCATTTTTAGTTTTAGGAGTTCCTGCTTTTACCATTCTTGGTGCTTTTTTAACTTTCTTCACTAAGTTTGGTTTTTTCTTCATAAGATTATCGTACTTCATAGCCTTCCTCAATGCGACAATTGCCCTGTGATCAACAGCATTAGCTATCTCATCATCAGTATAACCCATTGCAGATTTAGCATATGCAACGACTTCTTTTCTTTCATCCGCCATGACCTTTTCATTTTTCCATTCTGGAATTTTGTCCAACATATTATCAAATTCGTTTTTCATATGCTGTTGAAACTTGATCACATTTTCTTCTTGCTCTCGTTTCTTGACTTGGTCTATCTCAGCCTGAACTTTTTTCCTCTGATCCTGTCTAATTGACCAATCAGTATAGATTGCATTAAATTCTTCCTGAGTTCTGGTTTTTCGCAGTTCATCCCAATCAGGCTCTTGGACTTGTAAACTTTTTTCAAGTTCCGCCAACCCTTGCTTATACCTACCCTGCAATTGCTCCGTTTCAGCTTTCACAGCCTCAAACGACTTACGTTCATTACTGAGTTTGTTAAGTTCTCGATGAAATTTCTTCTCCCTCATATGACCAGATAAAGCCTGATCCAAGGTTACCTGTTCCTCTTCACCATCAACTTTGATAGTGTAGAGTTCTGGGGTCTCTTCCTCGACTTCCTCTACTTCATCTTCCTGAGAAGTTGTGTCTTCTACTTCATCACTTTCATCGGTTTCTACCTCTTCAGTTTCCTGAATGGCTTCCTCTTGCTCTTCGGCTTCTGACACTTGAGCCTCTTCTGGCTCGGCTACACCACTTTCTGGAGTTACCTTTTCCTCGGCTTCCAATGGTAATAGTAAATCTACTGCTGACTTTACGTCTAAATTTTCATTCTGTTTTTCCATAATTACCCCTAATTATATATATTTTTTCTGCCAACCAGTTCATCTAGTTGATTTTGTGCCAACCTTCCATTGGCACTTAAATTTGCAAATGCATTTTTTAAGGCCAATAAAGATTGATAAAGATAATAAATTCTCTCCCTTTCTTCATTATCTTGCATCTTTGACATTTTCCATGCGGTCAAAAATTCTTCTTCCAAGTTTTCAAATACCTCATTAAACATTGGATTTTTTGTCAGGGCATCAACCTGTTTGCCCTTTTCTATTTCTTCTCTAAGTTTTCCATCTCTTGCCACTATTATCCTCCAAATGGTGTGAAGCCTAGTAAGTTAGGCGGTCTTTTAAAAATAGATGGCCTCGTGCCAAACCTATTCATAAAATTTGTGTTCATAGCATTATAGTCAAACCCCTGCGGTACATTCATAGGTGTTTGATTTAATAATGAATAATTTCTTGCGAACATTTGCCCACCATCTGGTGGATCTTTGGGTGTTCCTAATTGATCATCAGATCTTGTCTTGAGCCTACAGGCCTGTAACTGAGTATCAAATACATACCCTTCAGGGCATTGGCTTTTACCTGTCATCTGGTTCATGACAGGTGAAGTAGTTTCATTACTAGTATTGTCATTATCTGAAGTGAATCTGTTTGGATCAAATTCAGCTATGCCAGTATAAACTTGATTATTAGGCAATAGGTTTTGCATAAAAGTAGGCAACATACCAAAAGCAGGAGCATTTCGCATATCACCCATCACACCGACTATACGACCATCATTTATTACTGGTTTGCCACCTAATGCTATTTGATTAATAACACTATCTCTCAATCCTGTATATCCTGCTCCAAGTTCACTATCAAAACTTGGACTGCCAGAAGTAAATAATGCATCTGTAACAGTTGCATAAGGATTAGCATCAAAAAAATCTTGTTCTCTTGCAAAATCCTGTTTTGACATTGTTGATATTTTTTCTGCTACTTTTTCTTTAGCTAATTCATTTTGCCTCTCTATGTATTTGTCTTCAGCTTCTTTACTAGAAAAACCTCTTGATTTATTTATGCTCTGACCGATGCCAAATTCTTCAAATCTTTCTTTTGCTTCTTGATATTCGTCTGATTCAGTTGAGTTATCTACACTTTCACCCATTGTATCTCCTAACTTTTTGCATAGCCAACTTTCTTCTTTGCTGACCTATACCAAAATCCTTTTATATCTTTGCCATATGTTTTTTTAATAAAATGTCTCATGTTTCTGACCATATATCCAGTTTGTCCATATGGTGCAACAAACTCGGCCAACCATAAATTATTACCTGACTTCCAATCATCTGGCTGTATCTTATATTGACCTGTCAGCAACTGATCTAAAATTTTATCGCTTACCCATGCCCAACAACAAAAGCCAAGAGGATGAGAGTTACTATACCAAATTCTGAACTGTCCATGATATAGTGGAGGATTAAACACCCTCTTGACTTGGTGTAGCTTCCAATGATGATGGAATTGGGAAGCTACTAATAGACTTAATACGTCACCAAAATGGTTTCTAGTTTCTTGGTAAATTTGTTGAGATGTCGCTGTCTGTGACTGCTTTTGCAACTCTGAGTTCTGCTTCAAGTGCCATCTCCTGTCTTCTTATATCAAGTTCAGCCATAGCCTTTTCTTTCTTCAACTCTATCTCTGCCTGTAACTTTAATCTATCCAGTTCTATTTTGGATTCGAGTTTGATTTTTTCGGCTTCAATTTCCGCTTGGATTTTTTCGATTTCTGGATTTGGTTGTTGTTGGCCTTGCTGTCTTTGGGCAATTTCTGCTTGTACGACTTGTGGCGGTTTGAAAAACTGATCGGCATCTTTGAAACCAAGAACATCCACCATTTGTCTAAGCGTATTAGCATATTGAGCCAAGTTACAAATTGGATTATCAACTCCCAGAGTTTGCAGAATAACTTCTTGCTTACTTGCAATGCCTTGGAGAATAGAGACTTTTTGTTCATCATTAGCTGTTCCTAACCCTACATTTACAATTATATCAAAACCGCTTGAACCTTCTTGCGGATCAACAGGCACAAACTTATTTCTAAGTCTGACAATTCTTGGCTGTTGTTGATAATTTGTAATTATGTGAAGTATGCCTCTGAACAAATCTTTCATGCCTGTTTCGGCAATAGTTCTAGCATAACTTTCAACTTTTTGTTGAGATCCCTTTACTGTAGCCTGTACAGCAGAAGCTGTAGTTGACTGCAACACAGATGGATCTAATCCCTGTGTTTGTCTTGATACACCAGTCCTGTCGGCTTTTACTTCATCAAGATACTGCATCAATGGCTGTATTTCTCTACCTACACCCTGTGCCTGTAAAGGCTGTACAGCACCTGCATTTCTTACCCTGATAATACCACCTGCTGTGCCATCAAGTACGTCATCCAGATTTGTCTGACCTTCTTGAACTATCAATCTTGGCAATACTGAGTGATAGGTACTATCCAAATATTGTCTCATTAATGTGGTTTTTATTGTCTGCAAGTCTTCGGTTGCATCAAATATAGATCGGCCAACTAATCGATGAGGCATAAGTATTGGAGATACTACAGCAAATGGAATGTAGTCACAAACGTCATTCTCAAGTATTACGTCACCACTATCACCGATAGCTAGTATCTGTCTTAGTTCTGCAATTCCGTCACCATCGTAATCAACTTTCATTGTTATCTGGTTTACAATTACATCCTTCTGGCTGTCATCCTCTGGATCTCTATAAGTACCGCCCTCAATGTCTTCAAACCTTCTTTGCTTCTCTTCTCTTTCCTGACCGCCATATACATCCCCTGCATACTGTTCGACCAACTCCTGATCGTAACCCATGCTTACTAACTCGGATACAGTCATTTGTGTTCTATGACATATAAAGTAACAGTCTTCTAAACTTTTTGCATTTTTGTTAAAAATAAATTCTTCTGGTGGTACGTTTTCTAATTTTACCCTTCCAGACTTTTTTCTGATTCTTACTTTCATATTATAACTAGATGTAACTTCGGTCTCTTCACCATCTTCAGCTATAATTGTCTGTGTATTTTCTTTTTGAGATACAACCTCAATATCTGGATTTGCCAGTAAGGTAACTAACTCTTCATCGGTAATGTCATTGTACTCAGCCTCTTCGACCTCATAGCTTTCATCCCAACCAAACTTTATAACACCTAATTTAAATAACAAACTATCTTTAATAAACGTATGAATAATCCTGTAGCCATCGTTATCTTGGTTTATGATGTAATTAACATAATCTGTTAATTGTTCGGCTCTCTGGGCATCCTCTGCGGTTCTAGGGGCATATCTGACGTATTTATCCGATGATGTAAATATTCTCATTAATGAAGGCATTAATGTTTCAACTACATCTGCAAAATCATGGCTTACGACTGAACTAAATCCATCTCTTTCATTACCTAATGGCTCACCAAGGTAATAATCAATGGCTTTCATTCTTGCATCAGCAAATTCTGTCTCAAAATAGTTTTGTGCCTGTTGAATTTCAGACCTAATAACAGATCCTAATTCATTATCATCCATTTTTGGCATTTTACTTCTTCTTTTTAGTTTTCAAAATTGCTAATTGCAGTTTTTTTGGTAATTTTTTCTGTTTTGCGGTCAAACCATTTGATTTTTTCTTTTTTTTCATCATTTTTTGCCCCTTTTCAGTATTGTTTTTACTTTTCCCTTTGGATTTGCTCTTTTTCTAGCTACCGCAGACTTAATTTGTGATTTTGTCATTGATTTAGCCTTGGCTGTCGGCACACATTTTGGATATCCTCTTTTACTACCCTTCGCCTTTTTTCTGCCACACTTCTCAAAACCACCACCTTTTTTTGGTGCTGATATATCAACCCACTTTTCTTTTTTGAACCACTTAGTTAGTCCGCCTTTTGGTTTTGCCATGACTAAACCTTCTTAGTCCTGTATCCGCCACCTGCTTTTTTATATTCCCTCACTAAATATGCATTTGCATAGGCTGATGGATAAACATCAAACTTTGCTTTAGTCTTAGCCTTTATTCTTGCATACAAGCTAGGATTTGTTGGTACTGCTTTTGACTTTGATGACTTCTTTTTTTTCTTTGTTTGTGCCATTAGCTTTCTCTCCCTCTACATCACATTGACCAGACTTACGACATAACTTTGGAGTTACACAGCCTTTGCATAAAATCATTTCTAAGACTGGTGTATCTTTTCTTGGCTTTCGATAAACTCTTATTGCATACATTATTTTTTCTTCTTTTTTTCTTCTGGTGTTTGCCAGAAATATTCATCAGTATCACCAAGTCTACCCCAATCATTTCCATTTTCAACCTGATAATACTCAGTCGAAACTTTAAAATCTGGCATTTTTGGTTCTTGCGGTGTTAAAGAATTATCGTAAACCCTCATTCTATTATTTGGATACAGGCCATACTGACCATTCTCCAGTTCAATTAAATTATGACTTTTATGTTCTGATGGCTGTTCACTTGTAGACCAGTCTACTTCATCAGAATTGTCATGATAATTATCTAGGGTTGCAATATAGTAACCCTTCATTACACCATAATTTCTGGTAAATACTTCGTAATCCATCGAGCCAATAAACTGCTTATGAATACAGACAACACCATAATCCATACAATTCCAAAACTGTAAGTTTGGTAAATCCAAATCAGGATCTGGAGTTTTTGGAGAACTCAGAAAAGCCGATATCGGTAACTTATCAAACAATGCTCCATACTCAGGCAAGTAAGTTTCAAAGTAAAAGGCTCTACCTGCTAATGACTTAGCTGATACCCAAACCCCTTTGACAAACTCACCATGACCATCCTCATGATCTCTTAAATATTCTCTTCTAACCCAGACCTGCACCGCAGGTAAATTACAAATTAAGTTAGCCAAGGCTCAGATCCCAACACACATCTACTATCCATTAACACATAATCACAGGTTAATTCATCACCAGATTTTATATCATGTAATGCCCTGCCATACTCATCGACATTAGGTTTGCTGTCGTGGTTCATGTAAGGCTCATGTCCAAATGGTAAAACATATTTATAATCAATACCAAATTCGTATTCATATGTCATGTTTTTTACATATTGTTTTTGTGCCTCTGGCATATTTTCAATATAGGTCTTTTCAAAAATCAAATCGTAATCTGGGTCAAAGTAAGTAATGCAACTACCTTTTTTGATATCTTCGTCAGCTATAACTGTAATACCTTTGACCTCATCCCAACCAAGTTTTGTTTTGACCTTTAGCATTACGTCAAAAGGCCATATGTCCTTAGTTGTTCTGGACTTGCCCCTGTAAGCGATTGGATGTTTCTACGAAATCCTTCGGATATAGGTGTTTGGTTACCAGATCGTATCTGCCCTTTATCGCTTCCAATGTTACTTTGTCCACCTGATCTTGATTTTCTTCTACCAAGTCCTGTAGTTGGTTGTTTAAAGAAATTCTCTGTACCTGTGACAATGTCCTCAGTTTCTCTAAGCCTAAAGCCTTGTGAACCTTCCTGTACAAATCTTCTCGTTGCATTTGGTCTAATTGCATCTAATCCCTGCCATTTCATAATTACCAGATCAGGAAAACCTTTATTTTCATCCCAACCTGAGTTTCTCCATTGTGCCAGTAGTTTATTATACTTTTGCTCACTACCCCCAAACTCTGGGTCTCTTACATATTTAGGATCAAATTTTACTCTTCCAAGTTCTTTAAAACCAAATTCTGCATAGTAGTTTGGTAAAAAGCCATTTGGATAAGCCTTTGATGGTACTGCATATGCATCGAGAACAGTAGCACCATTTTCAATACCTTTCAATACTGAACTTGGAACTGACAAACCTTTAGAGGCATATCCAAACTCATTATTCATTACTCCAACAATGGCTGTTTCATTTTTTGTTAACTCTGGATGAGTAAATCCATAGTCGGCTTCGTAGTCGGTGTTTTTCTTCAAGCCAAAGAAAACTCTGCCATTTGTTTTATTATCACCTAGTCCATAAAACACAAGTGAACCATCTTTTGCCCCATCTTGTATTTCTTTAAGACTGTATTTTGTAAGACTTTCAGATAAAATATTATCTTCAAATGCATCTACAATTGATATTGGTTTTAATCCACCTTGATTGACTGGTGTTAATGTAGATCTCCAATTAGAATTTATTGTATCTGTCAGCAATTGAGCATGACGAGCAGAATTAATATTACCCAATTTAGGCATACTCATGCTTCTGCCAATATCAGGTGTAATTTGACTTGTTACATTTGACATTGAAAATGCTCTGACATCAGATTTTTCTGGCTTTCCTAACTTCCTTCTTCCTGCAAACCATTCAGGAAAAATATTTTGTGCAGGTACAGGAGTTTGAAATTTTGCCACAGGATTACCTAAAATCGCATAATCATAACTTATGTGCTGAACACCACCGATATCTTTTATTTTTACAGGATTAGCTTTTTGTAATTCTAATAAAATTAAGCTATTCATTGGATCTACACCTGCTTCAGCAGGATTGATTGTTTGAGCCACAATTCTAGGAATATTTGGAGCATTAAGATCTCTTGCTCTACGACTGTTTAAAGCCTCTGCAAAATTCTTTGCAGTTTCAAAATCTAAACTATCTAAATAACTAATAAGTTTAGGTGATTCAAATCCAACAAAATCTTGTAATTTTTCAGCACCTTTTTTAGTCTGGCCAACAGATCTAATTAAGTTATCTAATTTAATTACATTTTCTGGTGTAATATTTCCTGCATCAATTTCTGCTTTTGTCTGATTACCAAATATCCTTCTCATCGTTTTATTTGAAACTTGTGAAGGCAATTTGCCAAAAGACTGAGGGTTCATAGCTGTTACAACAGCATAATCAGCACCTCGTTTTGTTGCTGATGTAGCTTGGCCTAATCCTAAATTTGCAAATGCAAGATTTTTATCTCTACTACTTTGCATCAAAGGAAACTTTGACCCACCCTGTAAAGGAATGGGTGTTATTTTTACATCATCTAATCCTGTATAAAACCTACCTGCATCCATCAAATCCGCAGGAAAAGGTGTAATTTTTTTGCCAAGTAAATTTTCAACAGGAAATGCATCACTTCCTACAAATGGCAAATCATCCACAACCCTTATATCTTTTGCGGTTATGTTATCAACAGTTTTTACAGGTTTTGAACCTAAAGATAAACCTGATACATAGGGTGTAGCACCTAGTAAAGTCTCACCAGAAGTTAATAATCCATATATATCTCTTGTTAATCTTGGATTATCAGATAAAGAACCAATACCTGAAGCAATGCCTCTTTTACCTGTTTCATAAGTTCTTCCTAATAAATCAAAAGCATCAATAAAAGGTTGACTGACTGCCCTGTTAAAAAGTCCAAAAGTATTATCTTGAAATATACTTGGATATTTTTGAAACAAAGTTGTCGATAAATTAGGGGCATCAAATGGTGCAGTAATATTATAATTCTGTTGCATTACCATTTCACCTTATGAGACCAGTATTTTGCTGACAATTTATCGGAAGTCTGACCATGCCTAGCATAATAATTTTTTCGCCTCATTTTATCTTTTTTTGTTTTAGGGTTTTTTCCTGCACCTGTTACACCCTGCTGACCAAACCTGATTGTCTTAATTTTATCTCCAACCTTCGCAACCACAATATGGCTCTTGGTTTTATGATTTGGTGTTCTCTTCGGCTTATTGTATCCAGATACCCCTGCCTTTTCTAATCTATAATCTTTTGCCATCTTAATACTTTACATTATTTTTTTTGTATAAACCCTTGATTTCCCAGGATATTTTATTATATAATAAATATAGGAGGCATCAATGATACTAGAAAATCTAAAAAAATTTGAAAAAGATATCACAAAATCTTTTACAAAAAACCCAAATAAATCGCATAGATCAAACTACATCAGGCTTTGGGATACTGCCATGAAGCATGAACTTTATGACAGTTTTAGTCCAGATGATCTACATGATGTAATGAACAAATTAGAGAAAAAGAGGCTTTAGGCCTCTTTTTTTATATTATCCATGATGTATCAGGCTTAAAAACCTTCCTACTATTCCACCTGCCATATGATCCAGAGGCCAATGCACCCTGATCGGCAAAGGTTAAAACAAAACTATCCGCAACGTCTGGAGACCTCTGGCCTCGCCTTTTCATCTCGTCTTTACTTTCAATCTTTAATTTACCTGTCGATAAATATTTATATCGAATACTGGTTAACTCCTGTATCAAGGCATCGTCTTGGGGTATCTTTACATCCCTGCCCTCAAACCATTCCCTAGCATTCCAAAATAATTCATCTCTCAACCTGCCAAATTTATCCTTCAGACTAGCTGATTCAGAAACTGCCACAGATACCGCAGGAAGATCTAATTCTTTGAGCCTGTCAGCTAATCCTGCACCAATACCAATCGCATCAATGTAAATAGCCTCTGGCCTGTCAGAATATCTTACCGCCTCGTACTCGGATAAAATAATTCCTGCCATCTCCATAATGTCTTTGCCAGAATAAGTCTTAATCGGCTCTAATAACTCCTGACCCCTTCTTTTAGCCAAGGCCGACCTGTCAGATCCATATCTGGCTACATCAACACCCCAAACGACAGGTGTTGTCGGTGAAGGCTCTACATCCCTCGTAATAGCTGTCTCAAGTAAATGCATGGGCAACAAAACATCATCAGACTGATCAGGAAAATCACCTGCCACCCTGACCCTCCAAATATTACTTTCCTCAGAATATTTAGACTTCATGTCCTCTAAAAATTGCTCGGATACATATTCACTTTCCAAACAACTAACCTTCATCGTAAACCAACGATGCCTCATGCTATGGAAGGCCTCATAAAAATATCCGTCAGACCTCGTAGGGTTACCACACATAACAACCTTCGCACCCTCGGTAGATAAACTACCTTCCGCAACCTGAAAAATAATATCAGGAATACCAGAGGCCTCTTCACAAATAAAAAGCATATTCTCAGAATGAAAACCCTGTAAACTTTCTGGACTTTCCCTTCTGGATACCCTGCATACCGCATAACTGTCTTTTGCACCATGTAAGGCAATCTTATCCGACTTAATGTCTAACTGGCTCTTAAAGCCATCAGGCAACTGCCTGTACCACTTATCCAATTCAGTCCACAAAACATCCTGCAACTGGTGCTGAGTATTTCCAGTAATTGCAATCTTGCAAGGATAATGAGTAAGCATCCACCATAAAATCAACCATGACTGGAAGGCTGTCTTTCCAACACCATGACCAGACCTGATTGCAACTTTATCATTTTTTTGTATGCCCCTTAATGCCTTCTTCTGCCACTTCTGGGGGGTAGCATTCAATACCTTCTCTACAAATAAAACTGGATCGTTTCGTAATTTCAATAATGTTTCAGTAGCTTTATCCAAAAGTCCGCCCCTATCCCTCCAACATGGCAAGGGGAGACCCCATGTAGATACCAACGTAATTATGAGGGGTATATATATTTTACACCTGCCCCTGCCTGTCTCGAAGGGGGGGGGTAAAACAGAAAATCCCTGTAAAATTCCCTGATCTGGTTACCCAAATAGTTACCCAGATATATGTTTGTTAATTAATTCAATAACTTAGCTAGTGTATTCGTCAGGTTAAATATGTAACGACACTAATTTATTGTCTTTTTTTCTTCTTTTTCTGTGCCTCGTGTGCGTAATGCGTTACTTGTTGTAGTACTATCTACTATCTCACCAACCGCTTTCAATGCATCTACATAGCTAGTTTCATGCTTAACTTCCATCCTATGAATGTCTCCATACTTCTTAGGTGCAAGTTTCATACTCATCCACTTTAATCCATCGATAGCCACTCTTCCTGCATTCGGATCTAAGTTCCCTTCGACTACCTGATTAAT